AGAAGAGGAGATTAATCCTGAAGACATTCCGTTCTAGTATGAAAATCACATACGGAATTGAAGAGATAGCAGACATCGTGCGAACACAGGCAGAAAAAGACTTAAAGAGCACAAACAAAAAAATGATTGCAGTAGAAATCACAACAGAGTACATATCAGAAGACGATGGCAGTGGTCGAGAATTATCCAGCATGACAGTAGAGATGGAGGAATAAAACATATGGAAAAAGAAACAGTCTATAAAATTAAAATAGAACTGGAGTCTACGGACGAACACGACCTCGCAACATTCCTACACTACGTAGCAGAAGACGTAGAAGAGGGACGACTAGTGAAAGAACAAACTGCAGGAATGGTAGACGGAACAGTGAAGTACGACAAGGAAGAAAGGTGCGAATACTGCCACGGAACAGGCGAGGTAGCAACAGACGAAAGCGACGGAGAGGGTCACATTATGAGAGGGGTGGGAACATCCAAATGCATATGCCAACATGAATAAAGATAACTACGGAGAAGTAATCAACGGCGAGCACACATACAACACAATCGCCACACTGCTGCACACAGGGCAACCTGCACTCGTAGGGTGGACAGACGAAGCAGGGACCCACTTCGACATTCTCTTCACACGCAAAGCATTCAAAGAGGGAACCGTACAAGGAGGTATCAAATGGGACGACCTGTTCGTCAGCATCATGAGACAAGGAGCGTTCGGATTTGAAGTAGAAAACAAGAATACTGCTCCCGGCTATTACATGGAGAAGCTCGGCTTCACTGGAGAAGAGACAGGAGAGAAACTAGCAGAGCTAATCAACAATATAAAAGACAGGCTATAGCATGACAGAGATAAAACTATACAACCATCAAAGCAGAGCAGTAGAGCTCTTCAAAGACAGAAGCCAGATACTGGCACACGAGATGGGACTCGGAAAAACAATCACCAGTGCATTCATCGGAAAAGGAGACAGGTCACTGGTAGTCTGTCCAGCAAAACTAAAGAAGTCATGGGTAGCAGAGCTCAAAAAAATAGACGAAGAGGACATCCAAGTAGTGCAGACAGGCAAGGATGAGATAGAGGACGCACGCTGGGTGATCGTAAGCTACGACATCGCAATGCGGATATACGACAAGCTGGTCGCAAAAGACTTCCAACACATGTTCGTAGACGAAAGCCACTACATTAAAGGCAAGTGCTCAATAAAAAAGGACGGCACAATAACAGGTACGAAGCGAGCAGGAGCAGTCCTCCTACTAGCCGAAGCGATACCACACAAAATCCTCACAACAGGAACGCCAGTGATGAACAAGCCAATCGAACTGTGGAATCAACTAGTGGCCGTGGACGCACAGATAACTAAAGACATGGCACGCAGTAGCTTCTCAAAAATCTACTGCGGAGGACACCTTAAGCAAATGGGATACCTACGCTTCTGGTGGGAGGGTGGAGCAAACAGACTAGACGAGCTCAAGCAAAAAATAGCGGAAGACATCGACATCGTTCGCAAGCTGGAAGTGCTAGACCTGCCAGAGAAAGTAATCAACCGCAGAGTAATAGAGTTCACACCAGACGAGCAAAAAGAATACGACGGCGAATGGGATAGATACCTCGCATGGATAGAAGCGAATCCAGACTACAGCGAGAAAGACATCAGCAACGTGGTAGGAGCAAAGCAACTGGTAGAGATGCAGAAGCTCCAGCAAATAACATCACGAGCAAAAGTATCAACCGTCATAGAAGACCTCGACAACTTAGCACCAGACGAGCAGGTAGTAATCTTCGCCAAGTTCGTGAAGACCATCGAGACTCTAAACGAAGCAATCAAAGACAAAGCTCGCAAGCAAAAGAAAGCAGGAGAGAGTCACATCATCACGTCGGCCACACTAAAAGAAGAAGACTCAGTGGAACGATTCCAGCAAGGCAAGGTGCAGATACTAACCTCCAACATAGTGGCAGGCGGTACAGGATTAAACCTACAGAACGCAAACCAAGTGTGGATCATAGACGAGGACTGGGTGCCAGCAATTAACCAGCAGGCAGAAGACCGCATCTACCGTATAGGCCAAGGCAGGACAGCGTTCATCACCTACTACGAAGTATTCGGAACGGTAGACAAGGACGTGCGAGAGGCAGTAAAGCAGAAACGAAAGGTTATAAGCAAACTAATGGACTAATGATACCCACTATGGAAGTAGACACAAAAAGTACAAGACGGTATAATGTAGACGTGTACCCAAGCCACATCGACACAAAAAAAGACTACACCATCAACGACCTGCTCGAAGCAAAGGTATTCCCGTGGACGACATCACGGAGAATCTACGCTGAGATAATCAAGCGAGACCAAGAGCTAGAGCAGGCACTGGAAGTAGAGACAACAGGCGAGGGCTTAGGCACACGATACAAAATCAAAGGTCGAAGCATTATCAAATTCTATAAAGTATACGGGGCAGGAATCCAACTACTTAAAAATTAACCGAAGCCAAATGAAAAAAACAACACAAGAGGTAAAAATCCTCAACAAAAAAATCAAAGCAGGAAACAGACACTGGAAGAACTACGTCGACAAAGAGTACCTCGGAAGTCACAACCTAGAAGAGGGCGAAGAGATGCAGATGACCATAGCAAAGTTCGAGGGAGAAGAAGAGGTAACGACTCAAGACGGAAAGAAAACCGCACGAGTCCTATACTTCAAAGAGGACGTACCAAAGATGATCATCAACATTACTAACGGAAACACACTGGCACACCTCTACGGCTCGCATCCAGACGACTGGGTAGGCAAAGCAATACAGGTCTACGCAACACCAGTCAAAGCGTTCGGAAAGACTCAGGACGCAATCCGCATCCGAGACTTCATCCCACGACGAGACATCGATAGCGACAAGCACGGAAAGGTACTAGACGGAGCAAAGACACTAGCAGAGCTCCAAGCGATATGGGTAAAGCTACCAGCATCGGTACGCAACGACGCTGAGATGATAAAGAAAAAGGACGCACTAAAAGCCAAGCTAACACCAAAGAAAAAATAGTATGGAAATCTTAGACTTAAAACAAGGCACGCAAGAGTGGCACGAAGCACGACGATGCTCCATCACAGGAACAAAACTCAAGGCAGTGATGGGAACACTCGAAGCACAGACCACACTGATAGCAGAACTCATCGCAGAGAAAGGAACAGAGCTCACAAAAGAACTCAGGACAACAGCAGAGATGGAGCGAGGCACAGCAGAAGAAGACTTCGCCGTCAGAAAGTTTGAAGAGCAAACAGGACAGGAGGTAGACCGAGTAGGAATGTGCCTACACAAAGACTGGGAGTGGGTAAAGCTCTCACCAGACGGACTCATCAAAGACAAGAAAGGGAAGTACACCGAGGCAATCGAAGTAAAATGCCCGGACTCAAAGAAGCTCATCCTGCAGAAGATAGAAAACATGGTAGACCCGAAAGAGACAGGACTCATGGGAGCACGTGGACCCAAAGCAGGGATGCCATTCCTCGGAGTACCGAGCGAATACAAATGGCAGGTAGTCCACTACTTCGTGGTAAACCCAGACCTCGAGCGACTCCACTTCGTAACCTACGACGAACGCTTCATCGACGAGGGAGCAAAGCTCTACGTGGTAACGGTAGAACGAGACGACGAAGAGATGCAGATAGCAATCAAAGAGGCAGAAACACAGCTCGAAACATTCCGAAGCAAGTGGATGGAATGGGAAGAGATAGTACTGCCGAGCAACTTCTAGAGTATGGCAGAACTAAAAACCTACAAACAGCGAGTGAGATACATCCTCGCAAAGCATCCAAAAGCCAGAGACAGCGACGGCACACTCATCGCACACTACATACTGCGATACCATCCATCACTGGTAGAAAACAAAGACACAGTGTCAACGCTACCACTGAAGAACATCAAACACCTACCACCATTCGAAAACATTAGACGCTCGAGGCAACTGATACAAAACGGAGACGGGCAGTACCTACCAACGAGCATCGAGATAGCAAAGTCACGAGGCATCAAAGAAGAAAACTGGCGAAACGCAGAGGTAAGAGAAGCGAAAGAGGTATGAAATGGGCAAATCTAAAAGACAATCGGTGTCCAAAATGCGGAGACAAGATGATAAATCCAGATGTGCTAATGGGAGCAGGTAAATCTTCACAGCATTTGTGCTCATCGGAAGACTGCGACTTCGTGTGCAGTGACAACAAATTCAATGAAATCATAAAATCACTATATCTAAAAAGCTATAAAGAGCCAGACAGGAGTGGCTGGGACATATGAGAAAAATACCAACAGCACTCCGACAACGTATGCACGAAAAACCTGAGTACCACAGGTGCATGCTGACAGGGATGGCACACGAGAAGATAGATTGGCATCACGCATTCATCTACGCAGGCAGGCAAGTGAACGAAGAGTGGTGCATCATACCGCTACTCCATAGCGTCCACGAGATAGAAAAGAGACCACACATCAAAGAACGCATCGAGTGGATCATGCTCAACAGAGCAACAGATGCGGAACTGGAAGTCTACGACAGACGAGACTTAAAAGCAGAGCGAGAAAAGCTCAATAACAAATACGGCACATGGCAACCAAACACATATATCCCAATTGGCCAGCTACGATAGACAGCAGAGGCAAGATACATATCAAAGAGAAAGAGAAGTTCGACCAATTCACTGCACTATACGCAGGCAATGAGAATATGTCGGTGACAGTGAAACCATATCGAAAGGCACGTTCCCGGCAAGAAGAAAAATACTACCACGCAGTACCAAAGATGATGATCGCAGAAGCAATGGACATCGAACCAGAACAAGCACATGAATTTTTATGCAAAATGTTCCTCACGACTGAAGAGACAGCAATCGTCGCAGGCAAAAAAATAAGATACAACCGAGTGAAGTCCACGACAGAGCTAGACGACAAACAGTACCGAGAATTCTGGACTAGAATAAACCGATGGGCGTCGTTACCCACAGGAGACGACGGACTAAATCAAGACAGTGGGCTGTCCTTGTACATACCCGACCCGAACGAGGCAGACTATGAGAATTACTACTAAGACAGCGTGGTACAATGTAGGCAGGTCGAAGCCATTACAAGAAAGAAAAAAAATAAACCAAAAATGTTAGCACAAAAGTGGTTCAAGTTTTACGGTCAGGAGTATTTGTCCGACCCAAAGATAGATAGATTAACACCAACAGAAAGGTCATGCTGGATGACACTTCTATCAATAGCTAGTCTTACCGAAGGACGCATCAGATTCCTCACAGTGGAGGCACTAATAGAAAGATCAGGAGTGAAGCACGACCCATACCATCCAGAAGAGTGGGAGAGGGCACTCGGAGTGCTCAAGAAGTTCGAAAGCCTAGAGATGATAGCTCTCTCCGAGAACGGAGACATACACATCATCAACTGGGAGAAGCGACAGGAAACAAACCTAACTGTCGCAGAACGAGTCCGTAAACATAGGGCTAAAAACAAGGACGAAAGCGAGGATGTAACAAACGATGTTACAAATGTAACACTAGATAAGAAGAGAGAAGAGAAGAATAGAAAAGAACAACTACCAGCGTGGCTGAACAAAGAAGTGTGGGAGGCATGGGAGCAACACAGACGAGAGATAAAAAAGAAGCTCACACCAACCACCACGAAGCGACAGCTGGCAATGCTCGAGAAAAACAAAGACACACACGTCGACATCATCGAGAAATCCATAGCAAACGGCTGGACAGGACTGTTCGAAATCGATGAGAGGAAAAAGAGCACGAGCAACAAGCTCGAAAGCAAAGCAGGGAAGTACGCTAACGTAGGGCAAAAGGTATGATTCCAGCACGCTACGCAGATGCGGAATACAAGGAAGTACCAAAATCAATAGCTGAGAAGTTCGAAAAAATACGACAGACAAAAAAGGGACTCTTCATTCACGGAAGCGTAGGGACAGGCAAGACACACATCGCCTACGCACTCAAGAAAAAGTGGGACGAAGAGAATCCATACAAGACTGCAATCTTCTGGAACACACCAGAGCTAATGCAAAATGAAAAAGCAGACTTCGACAAAGACAGCTACAGCAAGAGACGTTCGATAGAGCGACTCAAGGAGAGCAAGCAACTGCTGATACTAGACGACATCGGCACGGAGAATGCCACAGGCTGGGTACTAGACCAGCTCTACATGCTCATCAACAAACGGTACAATGAGATGAAGCCAGTCATCTTCACGTCGAACTTATCGATAGAAGATGTGGGCAAAATCCTCGGAGACCGCATCGCCTCTCGCATCGTAGAGATGTGCGACGTGGTAGAACTCACAGGGGATGACAAACGCTTAACCATAAACAAAAAGTAACAATGAAAATAGAAATAGGATTCGAAGAGCAGAAGAAAAAGCAGGCAGGTCTAATCGCCGCCTCGATATTTAATCTTCATCGCTTCTCAAAGATGACTAACAAGAAGCTCCGAGAAGAGTGTGGTGGGGCAACAGCAATGCCAGACGACGCAAAGCTACGTACCTACGTCATGAGCAAGGAGGTTAAAGACATCCTCTCGTACCAGGCGAACATTAAATTACTCACTAAACTGCAAAAGGACTATGGAGAAAAAGACACCACAGGAAGTCTTGTTGGGGATATACAACGAGACTTTGGAATCGCTGATCACGCAGGAAATTAACATCGAGCTCTACAGGGAACTGGACCCGAAAGAAAACATCGTACCAAAGGAAGCGGTAGATGCAGGACTTCGAGCACCAAAGACTGCAGAGCAACGCATCAAAGAGATAGAGGAAATTATAGAAACGAAGAAGAAAACAATCGCAGTAGTGGAGCGAAAGTTAGCTGAATTAAACAATGATGATACTCGGGAGACTGGAGAATGACCTCCACTGGAACTACGGAATAGGAGTAGGGAGACGGCCAGACTTAGCAGAGAGATACCCACTACTCTCAATCTGGTGCTTCAAACTCAAACGTAAAGCACAGGACGACGAAGTAGGCGAGATGAAAAAGAACTCCGTAGGCTTCTACATCCGCATAACATTACTAGGCATTAAAATAGACCGCAGGATATGAGCAAGAAAATCACGTGGAAGACAGAGATGCGAAAGGTTAAAGACCTGATACCTGCGGACTACAATCCACGATCACTATCAGCCAAGGAGCGAGCAGACCTTCAAGCCAGCATCGAAGAGTTCGGAGTAGCACAGGACTTGATAGTAAACATCGGCAGTAGAAAAGACATCCTCATCGGAGGACACCAACGCACAAGCATATACGCAGACCTCGGCATCGAAGAGGTAGAGGTAAAAGTACCGAGCCGAGAGCTATCAAAGACAGAAGAGCAACGACTAAACCTGCGTCTGAACAAGAACACAGGTAGCTGGGATATCGAGAAGCTCGGAGAGCTAGACATGGACATGCTAATGGACGTCGGATTCGGAGACGCAGAACTAGCAGGACTCTGGGACGACGTCGATATCCTCGACGATGAACCGCAAGGCTCAGGCGGAGCAAAGGAAATCAAAGTAGCAAAGACACAGATAGGAGACGTATGGCAACTAGGCGGTCACAAACTGATGTGCGGAGACTCTCTAAACGAAGAGCACGTCGCCAAGCTGATGGGCAAAGACAAAGCAGAGATGGTCTACTGCGACCCACCATACAACATCGGCTTAGACTACAACAAAGGCGTAGACACTAAAGGGAAGTACGGGTCAGGAGAACGCTTCAACAAAGACAGCAAGCAACCAGAATCGTACCGAGAGTTCATTGACATCACAGTAGAGCACGCACTGAGGCACACCAAAGAAGACGCTCACGTCTTCTACTGGTGCGACGAGGTATACATCCACGTCATGCAGTCACTCTTCAACGAGCATAAACTCATAAACAAACGAGTGTGTCTATGGATTAAAAACAACAGCTTCCCAAAGCCACAGATAGCGTTCAATAAATGCTACGAGCCGTGCGTCTACGCAGTGAAAGGAAAGCCGTATCTCAACCGAGACATGACGAAGCTAACAGAGATACTCAACAAGGACGTGGAGAACGGAAACCAAATCCACGACCAGCTGATGGAATACTTCTCACTATGGCTAGTGAAGAAAGACGATACCAGCAAGTATGAGCATCCAACACAAAAGCCAGCGTCGCTACACGAGCGACCACTAAAACGATGTACTGCTCCCGGGCACATCGTCCTCGACCTCTTCGGTGGAAGTGGGTCAACATTAATAGCGTGCGAACAGATAGGTAGAAAGGCTCGACTGATGGAGCAAGACCCGATATTCGCTACGGGAATAATCAATCGCTGGGAAGACCTGACAGGTCAGAAAGCGAAGAAGATATCATAATGAGCTACATCGTATGGGACTTAGAGACCACAGGATTCAGTCCAGAAAAGGACGAGGTAATCGAGATAGGTATCATGGTAGTGGATGGGGATACAGTGGAGAAGAAGTCATGGCTACTAAACCACGACATCGAAATACCAGAAAAAATCACCGAGCTCACCACGATCACAAAAGACCTGCTCGATAGCGAGGGGCAAGAGCCAGCAAAGTGTCTGGCCGAGTTCGTAGAAGCACTCAAAGGAGCAGAGAAAAACATCACTCACAACGGCATTAACTTCGATATGCCATTCATCCTCGAGGCACTCAAGCGACACCTCAACTACACACCAGACCAGCTCGGCGAAATAAATGCACACCTACTAACCACCACGGTAGATACCTGCGTGATGATTAAAGGGCGAAAGCTAAAAATGCCAATGGAAAGCGGAGAAGAGTTCCGACACTACGCACAGAGAGTGAACAGCGTCAGAGCAAAAGGAGTAAAGAGCAACCTCACACTGACGTGCGAAGAGCTCCAGATACCAATCGACGAAGCAACCAGACACAGGGCGATGGGAGATGTGGAACTTACTCACAAGGTATACTTAGCAATACAAGTATGAAAACAGGAGACATAATTCAAATGGGTGTGCATCGACTGGCAATCGGCGACTCAACCGACAAAGAGCTCGTCAACAAACTGATGGACGGCAAGAAAGCCAGGATGATATGCACGGACCCGCCATACGGCGTGGACTACGTAGCAGGAAAGAAAGACTTCGTGAAGCTCGGCAAAGCAGACTCAGTAGACATTGAGAACGACGGCTTCCAGACGGACGACGAATACGCCCTCTTCACCTACAACTGGATGAAAGCAATCGCACCACACATGGACAGCTACAACAGCTACTACATCTTCAACAACAACCTGATGTACTGTGCACTGCGAGAGGGAATACTAAAGGCAGGCTTCAACTACAGCCAAATGATTATCTGGCTCAAGAACACAGTGGTCATCGGCAGAAAAGACTACCTACCGCAGCACGAACTCATCGCCTACGGATGGTTCAAGCGACACAAGTTCGAACGAAGCAAAGGGAAGTCGGTAATCTTCCACGCCAAACCAGCCAAGAGCAAACTGCATCCAACAATGAAACCAGTCGGG